GTCCGGTTCATCACAATCAAGATCGTGATGAACGTTCACCCGTGTAAATTCCTGATAAGGGAACATACGGTTGAGCCGCTTAGTCCAGGCGAAATCGTACCACTTGGCATTGCCAATGGTACGGCTTTCGGTAAACCCTGGACCGTGGCGCGGAATGACGTTGCCAGAACTGAGTTTCTCAGTTAAGGCATTGAGCGCATCGTGGAAAAGGAAATCAAACACCCTTTTGAGGTTAATGAAATCCACCTCGTCCTCCGAAAAGGACGAGTCCCACTCGCGCAACTCCTGCTCCGTAGAGAGATACCTACTTGCACCAGCATCCACCATGGCTTGCGTCATGGGGAACTCGCATTTGCTCCACATCAGAGTAATCTGACGAACAGCATAAATTGAGAGCTGGCAGGCATCCTCTCGGACAGTCCCATCCTTCGTAAAGATTCGGGAAGTGAAACCCGACAGAAATGTCGGGAGACACTGGCCCTTCCTGGTATGAAAACCCAGGAAGAGCTTGTCCCGCTTCGGATTTCCGACAAGAGCTTGTTCAAAGTCCTTGCCGAATTTCGCGAGCGTTACGCCTAGAAAAGCGTAACCTTCTTTACGAAATCGTGATATCATATAATCGATATCACGCTCTGCTGTCACTTTATAGGGTCGCTCCCGCACCCCACCTTTCTTCAAGGAGGGACTTACGGGCATCACTGTAGTGGAAGAGGAGTTCCCAAAAGGGACCCTCTTCTCTATTGTTGATGACGAGTTCAGCTCGTTTGTCGTAACACACAATCGTGTCACGAAACTGGGCATCACTCATAGCGACATGGTCACCGAGTTCAGTAACCATGCAGGAGATAAGCCTTTCGAGGCTTTTCATCGCTTCCAACTTTCTAGTTGGTAGGCGAGTCCCTGTCAAGTTATAGAACCCAGATTAGCATCCTTACGGATGCTATGGCACTCAGCTTTCCCCACCAATAACCTTGATGAGGTTTGCATCACTCGAAGCGGTCAAGTTGCCCAAAAGGCCCTTGGCCAACTCCTTGAGTTGAGTGGCTGTAAAAGCTCCCGAAGCGGGAGCAGACACAGTAAGCGTGGCGCGAGCCACAACTTGCTTATTCTGTGTCGAGAACAGGGGATCTGTTACGATCTTAACCTGTTCCAGCCAAACAACATGGCGTTGGCGAGCAGAACTGTAGTCGTGGGTAATGACAAAGTCATACCCATCGGCCGAGTTCTTAAACTCTCCACTGTGAGTATCCATTCCCACACGTGGGAGTGAATGTGCTGCGTCAGTCGTGACGCTCTGTGGTTCCGTCAACATGACGAACTCATTTCCTGTTGGCTGTAGCAAAGTGCTACAGTCGTGTCGCCTCACGGCGATACAGGATCCACCATTGGGGTGAATCCTTCTTCTGGAATCTAGGTTTCCACACCTAGAATTACCTCCAGAATTTTTGCTGCCCGAGGGCAGCAAGAATGGACCACTGACGATCTGTCAGGTTCGTTGGGACCACTCCGAATCCGAAAGGACTAGCTTTCTTCCGTTGCTTAACCTCAGTTTTGAGGATCCAGCTGGATGGACCATATGTGTATTCATACGTTTTTACAGTATGACACATGATATAGCCATATTTCATGACTAAACCATCCTGGGAGAAGCGTGTCAGATTGGCGGCGATATCGCCGATGTTGAATTTCCAATCTGACAGCCAACTATATGGCAATAGGTTCCACGCTACATCGAGTGACAAATCGATGCCATACACATCCTTTGCCTCCCTAACTGAGCGCAAGAAAGCGCTTTCATTAGGGGTCAAAGAATAGTAGTGCGTAAAAGCACCACTAAACCACACACGAGAGTGTGTGGTCAGTGTACGGTCAAGCGGGAACCGGGCGTAGGGGTTGCTACCAAACGGGAACGAACTTCCAAGAGAATTGGAAAGCCGCTCCGAAGTTACGGTAGTTTCGTCTACTAAGGTTACCTTCCTCCGGTTTATTTTCCCGGAAGAAGCTGCTAGTCGCGTTAGATATGCGTCTGCTTTCGCATTTGCATCTCGAAACGATTTTGCATCACGTAGGATGGGATTGATCCCGAACGTAACGTTCAGGTATTCCCCGCCTATTCCTTTGAGACCCGATCGCTTGATCGAATGTCCCGGGATCTGAGGGATTTCCCTCAGTTCCCCTAGGAA